CGGTCAAAAGAAGGAAGAGTTTTTCAGAGGTGCTGTCAAAACTAAACTAGGTGCCACTGAATATAAAGGTGAAAAGATTGACAAGATGCCAATCAAAAAACTATTGAAGACAGCAGATACTCTCTTCACTGCTAGAGATGAAAAGAGTGATATGTTGCGTGGTGCAGGTAAGTTTAAAGGCAATCCCAACGTCTATTTTAAAGAAATGGACAGGGTATTCATGAAATACTTTGACAATAACAAAGATTTCTTTGTTGAGTTTCTAGATACTATCTTTAAGATTAACCTAGACTCTTATCTTGGCGATGCTGATTTTCACTTCAGTCTTATCACTGGTCGTGGAGATTATAAAGATGGCAAAGTAATTGAAGTTGGTGCTCCTACAGAGAAGCAGGGTAGGACAACCACTGAAATCTTCAGAGAAATGTTTCAAGATCCTGATGTCACATCATATAGACTGTTGCCTCAGGATGGAAAGAAGCAAGCATTTGAAGAAGGTGCAACTGCAGCTAAACTTTTCTATAAAATGCGTATCGGAAAGGGTAATAAAGGTGTTACTATAGTTGATCTGGAAGTCAGGTATAAGGGGGCACTTACTGGAGAACCTCAATTCCAAGTCTTTATGTCGGTAGGTGCAGATAGTTTCTCGGCATTATATAAAAAGAAGGTCAAAGAGCGTCCTCCCGTCCGTTGGTGAGGACTATATAAAAACTGGCACAACCCCCTGTTATGGGGGTTTTTTCGTGCTATTATATAAGGGTCGAGAAAACGCCCTTTATGCCCAACAAACATCTAGAGCACCCAGAAGACGCTGTTTTCGATGGGAAGCGAGAGGTTTTATATAACCTCAAGACGATGCTGCAGGCAGAAGACAATATAAGTATCAAGTATGATGGCGCACCTGCTATCGTTTTCGGCACCCATCCTGATACTGGACGCTTCTTTGTGGGCACTAAGTCTGTCTTTAATAAAAAGAAGATCAAAATCAACTATTCATATGATGACATCTCTAGAAATCATACTGGTAACGTTGCTGATATTCTTCGCTTGTGTCTACGTCATCTTCCCCGTACTGCTGGGATTACTCAAGCTGATTGGATTGGCGTTGGTGGCAGTCGCGAGTATACCCCCAATACTATTACTTATCGTTTTGCTGGTCATATTGCTAGTGATATTATCTTAGCCCCTCACACCTCTTATGATGAAGTTACTCCAACTGCTGTCGGTCACTGCGGGCATACTCTTGCTCATACATCGAATTGCTACTTCGTCAACACCAGTCGAGCAAGACTCGGCAAGCGTCGTCAGCGTGCCCTTGCCGCTCGCATCGTTGGTCTCCTCCCCTTCATGAAGGTCCCGAAGGACAAGTATGCACGTCTTTACTTCCGCACCTATGTCAACAAATTCATTCGTGCGGGTAGTATTCCGAGTCCCGAAATGATGTATGCTGCGGTAGATGATAAATACAAATGTGATATCAATGTTACTACCTTTATTGTATGGAAATTGATAGCACAATTGAAACAGCGATTGCTTGATTCTATTATTGTCAGTGATTCGGTTGAATGCTTCATTGAAGACCAACCAACACAACACGAGGGATTTGTTATTGTATCTGACAGTCCTCTCAAACTTGTAGATCGCCTCACTTTTAGTAAAGCAAATTTCAATCTTAATAAAAATTGGACGAATGAAGAAGTTTAGTGCTTTCCTATCCGAAGCCCAACAAAATCAGGCACAAAAGCAAGCCAAGGCACTGGGTTTAGTGCATCAGGGATATGGGTATTATGGCACCCCACAGGGGGACGTTACGCACAGGTCCCGTGACGGGCAGTTGGTGCAGTTGTCTCCTGATGAAGTGAAGAAATCTGCAGCACAACAACCCGATGAAGAACCAGAAGCACAGGAGCAGGATGCTCCAATGTCAATTGCTATTACATTTGGAAGATTCAATCCTCCTACTGTCGGGCATGAGAAACTTATTAACAAAGTAGCGACTGAAGCAAAGGGTGGTGAGTATCGTATCTACCCTAGTCAGACTCAGGACGATACTAAGAATCCTTTGAGTGCTAACGAGAAGGTAGACTTCATGGCAGCAGCATATCCTAAACATGCTGATGCGATTGTCAATTCATCTAAGTTGAGAACTATCTTTGATGTCTTGACATCCCTGAATGAGGATGGGTATACTGAGGTCAAGATCGTCGTTGGTGGCGACCGTGTAGCAGAGTTTAACTCTCTTGCTCAGAAGTACAACGGCAAACTCTATGATTTTGAAAACATTCTGGTCGTATCTGCTGGTGACAGAGACCCTGATGCTGATGACGTTTCTGGCATGTCAGCTAGTAAGATGCGTAGTGCTGCTGCAGAGGGTGATTTTGACACCTTTGCGAAGGGTATCCCCAATGCAATGAGCAAGGATGATAAGGAATCTCTTTTCAAGGCAGTTAGATCTGGCATGAAACTCAACAATGAAGAGTTTGATGACTTTGCTGATGCATCCTACAACCTTCATGAGATCGCTCCTAAGTTGGATCAAACTGCCCTCAGAGAATCGTATCTCAATAAGGAGATCTTCAAGGTTGGCACCTTTGTGGAGAATCTAAACTCAGGTATTATTGGTAAGATTGTTAGCAGGGGCAGCAATCATGTCATTTACATTGATGAGCATGACACAGTATACAGAGCATGGTTGAAAGACCTGACTGAAAGAAATATCTTGGACTTTGGATTTGATTATACCCCTGCTGGTGAGGTAGGTACAGATGCATTGACTGACTATATGGTCAAGTTGACCCCAGGTGAATTCATTAAGAAGATAAATAAAAGAAGCAAACGACAGTCTAAGGACCAATGAATTTAAGAGATCTGCCTGATATGTCCGATGCACTCAAAGAAGTGCAGGCGATTGATGAAAAGAAAAAACTTGACCCAGTAGGCAAGGAAGACGGCGACATTGACAACGATGGTGACAAAGATTCTTCCGATTCCTATCTGCTAAATCGTCGTAAGGCAGTCAAAAAAGCAATTGCTAAAGAAGAAGTCGAGCAGGTTGATGAAGCAGATTCTTTAGCTGCTATGCAAGCTCGTCGTGAGAAGCGTCTCAAGGCACAGAGAAAGAGAGAGGGCATGACTGGTGCTGGTCATGACTTTGGTCATGATCATGGCATTTCTGATGCTGAGCGTAAGAAGAGACAAGATAAAGAATTCAAAGCATTCCTTGGTAGAAAGGAAGACTTTGACATCGTAGGTTGGGCAGAAGATGCTATCCTTGAATTGTCTGAAGAGGAAGCAATCGATAGTCTGACTGACGAAGAGTTGGTTGACATCTTCGAGACTGCTCTGCTTGAGTTGGCAGAAGGTCCTGAAGAACTAGAGGAGATGGCAACTATCCTCGAAGGATTTGAAGTCCTGTCTGAAAGAGTTGATCCTAAAGAGACTCAGCGTCGTAGAGATCAAGCAAAAGATAGACTTGCAACTAGTGCTGCTATGAAAAAAGCAGCAGCAAAATCTAGCGAATCTAAACCTTCCCGTGGAGAAAGACTCAAAGCAGCAGCAAAATCTGCAGGGGCAAAAGCAAAAGCAGGTCTTAAGACTGCTGGCAAGGCTGCTGCTCGTGGCGCTGGTTATGCCGTTGGCGCTGCTAAGCGTGCAGGCTCAGCAGCTAAGAAGGAATTCAGCGCAGGTCACAAGAGAGGCAAAGAAGGATCTGGTGGTGGATCTTCCAGCAGTGGTGAGTCTTCCAGCAGCAGTGACTCCCGCCCTGCTCCCAAGTCCAGCGGTGGTGGCGGTGGCTCTGACAGCAGCAGAGGTTCGACCCGTCGAGCAGTTGGTGGTGCCCTTAAAGCAGTTGGTAGACTAGCAGGCAAAGCACTCAAGAAGGGTGTTGGTAAGACTGCTCGTCTAGTATCCAAGGGTAGTGACAAACTCGCTAAGCGTCTTGGTGAAGACTTTGAGCACATCGATCATCTAGTTGAGTCTGGTCTCTTCTCTTTGGATGAGATCTCCAATGTCATCGAAGAGCGTTACAAGGGCAAGCACGGTCAGTCTGACAAAGAGTATGCTGACTCCCGCTCCCAAGGTGG